ACTCTAAGTAATCTTAGAAAAACAGCATTAGAAGAATATCAACAAAGTCTTGTATATTATTTCCAAGGTTCAAGTTTCACTGTGTCTCGAGAATTAATAGTATTTGTACATACGCTAATAGAGCTTGGAAACAGCGAATCGATTATTTTAGATGATAATTATATTCCTTTAAAAATTACTAATTTACAAGAATTTTTAGATAATTTACGAGAAGTGTATGCAACAGCAACTAATGCGTACCTTTCTAAATACGGATCAATTAGATCTAAAAGAAAAGTTGAAGATTTAATTAATTTATGACACGTGGAGTATTAATTTTTGCTCAAAATAACAGTGAAATTGATTATGCTAAAATCTCACTGTTTGCAGCCAAACGAGTAAAAAAATATTTAAATGTTCCAGTTAGTCTAGTGACAGATAGCAAAGACTGGTTATTAGCAAGTCAGCCCGACGCTAGTGAAGTTTTTGATAATATCATAACTATATGGACTGACACAGATCAAACTAAACAATTCTATGATGGAACAATGTCGTCAAAGACATTAGTATGGAAAAACTTATCTCGTTCTGATTGTTATAATTTAACTCCATACGATGAAACACTTGTAATTGACAGTGACTATATTATTAGTAGCGATAACTTATCAAGTATATGGAATAATCATCATAATTTTTTGATTTACTCTAATAGTTTTGATCTATCGCAATGGCGGGATGATAGTAGTTTTAAATATTTGAATCAATATTCAATTCCTTTTTATTGGGCAACGGCATTTTATTTTAAAAAAACGCCAACTAATAGTGCATTTTTTGATATTGTTAAGTACATAAAAGAAAATTGGAATTACTACAGATCGTTATATAATATTGATTCTGCAATTTTTAGAAACGATTTTGCATTTAGCATAGCAATACATATGATGGGAGAAGATTTTTTTGCAGAACTTCCTGGAAAAATGAATTACACTCTTGATAGAGATCTTCTAATAGAAATAAAAGAAAATTCTTTAAAATTTTTAGTAGAAAAGAAAAACTACTTTGGTGAATTTGTAGCTACTAAGACAGATAGTCTAGATATGCATGTAATGAACAAATATAGTTTAACACGTTGCATTGACGGAGAAAACAATGAGTAAAGGATTTTTAATTCTAGCTCAAAACAGTGATGTTGATTATGTGCGACAAGCCTACGCATTAGCATTAAGTATCAAAGCAACTCAACCTAATATTAACAATATTAGTATTGTGACTAATGATACTCTGCCAGCAGATTTTGCTAAAGTTTTTGATCAAATAATTCCAATTCCATTTAACGATTCGGCATCTAACAGTACATGGAAAGTTGAAAATCGTTGGAAACTTTATCATGCAAGTCCGTATGATGAAACTATAATATTTGATACTGATATGTTAGTGTTAGATAACATTGAAGAAGTATGGAAATATGTCAACAATCGAGATTTATTTTTTACATCGTCGGTAGTTGATTATAAAAATCGTGTGATTAATAATTCTACATATAGAAAAATGTTTGTAGCTAATGATCTTCCTAATCTATATTCTGGAATGTGTTATTTTAGAAAATCAAATACTGCTCTTGAATTTTTTAAATTATTAGAGTTTATAACATATAATTGGGAAAAAATGTATTATACAGTTGCTCCTAAAAATATGCAGAGCTTTTACAGCTTTGATGTATCAGTATCTATTGCTGCCAAGTTAATGGGAATTGATGATGTTATTACAAATAAAAATAGTCCATTTACTTTTACACATTTAAAGCCAGCATTGCAAGGATGGGACCCAGTTCCTGAATCGTGCCTTAGTCAGTTGTTAATCAATCTTACAGACTCTAAAGAGCTATACCTAAATAATTTTAGACAACACGGAGTAGTTCATTATGTGGAAGATGAATTCTTAACTGAAGAAATTATAAAGAAATTAAATGTATAATCCAGAAGAAGATATTATCCCGCCCGAGTTATTGGCCCAAGCACTTGCAATAAGTAATGTGCCAAATATCTACAAAGTATATTTTAGTAAAGACACTGGGGATATATTATCAATCACTAACGAAGAAAATTTAGAATTTTCTAATTCTGTTGATGTTGAGTATACAACAGTTAGACCATTTTTAATTGGTAAAAGACAATTGTCTAACTACAAGATTATATTTGCTGATCAAACTACACCAACTATTGTTTCTAAATCTGAAGGAGATGTTAAGGTAGCATCTATTGAACAAGTATTGTTAGTAGATAATTGGGATAGCATGTTTACTATTGAAAATTATCCTTTATTAAAACAGTGGGGATTTCAGCTAAGGCCGGATCAACGAAATACGTTGCAATCGCATAATCTTAATACTACATTTGAAGTATATGTAGTTGATAAAAATAATAATAACATGTTAATTAGAGGTATTAAAATGTCGCTACATGAGTTAATTAATACTGATCGATTATATGTTCCACACGATTCAGCTAGAGAAGCAAACATTGAAAATAGAATTTTTGTGAGAAAATTTTTCTCAACAATAGGGTATCAAATATTATATGACACAAACAGTTAAAATTTTAGACTACGATATTATCTATCTTAGCTATGATGAACCGAACGCTGAGAAAAACTATGCAGATTTATGCGCTAAAGTTCCATGGGCTAAAAGAGTACACGGAGTTAAAGGCAGTGATGAAGCACACAAAGCCTGTGCTAGATTAAGCGAAACTGATCGATTTGTCACAGTTGACGGCGATAATATTGTACGTGAAGATTTCTTAAATCAAGAAGTTAACTTTGATGAACATAAGGACTTATCTAAATGTGTTATCTCGTGGGCAGGTTATAATGTAGTTAACGGACTCATGTATGGCAATGGCGGCTTAAAGTTATGGCCTAAAGAGTATGTTCTTAACATGCGTACACATGAAAACGCACCCACCGATGACCCTAATGCTCAAGTAGATTTTTGTTGGGATGCTGAATATATACAGATGAATAGATGTTTCAGCGATGTATATAATAATGCAAGTCCATTCCAAGCATGGCGTGCAGGATTCCGCGAAGGCGTTAAGATGTCATTAGAGCGTGGAGTTAAGACTGCTAACAAAGAATTTAAAAAAGAAATACATTGGAAAAATTTAGATCGTTTAAGAGTGTGGCTCAATGTTGGGATGGACATAGTTAATGGAGATTGGGCAATTCTAGGAGCCCGCCACGGGTGTTATATGACTAATTGTACAGATTGGGATTACATACAAGTTAGAGATTTTGATTATCTTACTAGCCTATGGCACAGCGAGGTAGTACATATGAATCTTGAAGAATCTATCAAGACTTACGGAAACAGTTTAAAAAACGCACTCGATCTTGAGATAGCAGATTTAGATGCCGATGCTAGTAAATTTTTTAAATCTGTACATTTAAATCAGTATCGTACTGGTATTGGATTTTTGGATAAAGAATAATGTACGATCTAGTATTTTATAATTCTAAGCCTATATCTGAAGAACGTAAAACTTTTTTAACAGAAAAATACCCTTTTGCTAAATTTGTAGAGTTTGATAGTACATTGTCTAATACCGCTGATTTAGTTAAGAAAAATGTTCTTACTAAATTCTTTTGGTTTATAGATTCTAGCTACGATTTTTTAGATACAATGCTAGCCTTTGAACCTAAAAAATGGGATAGTGAGTATGTTCATGTATTCAAGCTATATCAGAAGTATGTTGATAAATTTCAATGTTATCTTATTTCTAAAAATCATAATATAGATATAAGTCAAGATTTTTTTACAAATTTAAAATATATAAATGATTATGTTGTACAACAAGATATAACATATGATATATTTTTTCTATCTTACAACGAACCTAACAGTTGGGCTAACTGGCAAATATTAAGCAATAGATTTCCGCAGGCAAAACGTATATACGGAGAAAAGAATATATATCTTAGTCACAAAGCTGCTGCTGAACAATCCACAACTGATTATTTTTGGGTAGTAGACGCTGATAATGAAGTACTGGATACATTTAACTTTGACTATTTTGTAGAAGATTATGATTTTGATCTAGTGCATATTTGGCATAGCCGTAATGAAATAAATGATCTAGAGTATGGCAATGGCGCTGTCAAACTACTACCTAAAATGCTCTTTAACGTGACAAAAGATGGTGTTGACATTACTACTAGTCTTAGTAATAAACTTAAAATTGTTCCAGTTGTGGCAAGTATTAATAGATTTGCATCTAGTCCATGGAATGCATGGCGTAGCGGATTCCGTGAAGCTGCTAAACTAGCTAGCAATACTATTGCACGAGGCAATCAAGATGAAACTGTTGAAAGATTAACAGCGTGGACTACTAAAGGTTTAGATAGACCTTTTGGAGAGTATGTTGTACCCGGTGCTGTATTAGGTATGCAATACGGTACAGAGAATAAAAATAACCAGGACGCATTAGTTAAAATTAATGACTGGTCCTGGTTGTATGAGCAGTTTAAACTTAATATTAAGTTGCCGCTACGTCCTGAATAACTAAGTCAGCTGCCATTGGAAATATAGTAGCAATAACTTTTGCACAGGCAACGGCTACTTCTTGGTGTTCTTTCTGTGTTCCGTTTGCACTACGTAATTCAATAAAGTGAATCCAGCTACGTAGTGTACCGTTCATATATAACCGACTTTCAATAAGGCCTTCTGGTAGTACAGCACGAGCTTGCTCTTTGGCAATACCATTCTTAATAGCCCATTCGTATTCTCTTTTGGCAGCATAGATGACTCGTTGCTGAGCCCTAAACCATTCGTTCTGTAGAGCTGTGTCTTCTACTTCAACACTATTCTGGCGGTTTTTTGGATCTTGGAGTCGGGCTTCTCTTGTGACAAAGTTAAGATCTTTAGTAGGGTCTGCGTATCGTTGACTAAATTCTTGGAAACTGAAGCTTCTGTGTCGCAAGATTTGTCGAGCAATATCTCTGGTTGTAGTGATTTCGATACAGGCACTGACCATTTCGAGTGGAGACCAGTGTTGGTGTTTAACTAGATATCTAATTAGTTTTTCACTTGTTTCAGTATTAAGCTGGTTAGAGGGATTACTAACACGAGCACAATATGCAATAAGTTCTTGTGCATCATCA